TAGGCCTAGAAATCTATCGTGTAGTCGAATCACTACCCTGGGATTGTACGTTTGATCAAACACGTGCAATTCCCCACATCCAATCACACCTTTCGCAAGGTGGTAAGGTCCATTCTATCGACCTCTCTTCAGCGACAGACCACTTTCCTCTCTCTTTGCAGATGACAGCCCTTAAGGCTATAATCCACAAGGAAGATTGGAATCACCTCTCCTTATTTGAGAAAATAAGCCGAGGAGTGTGGAAGTCTCCGATAGGAGATCTTAGATGGTCGAAAGGCCAACCCTTGGGATTATTCCCGAGTTTTGGGTCTTTCACCCTTACACATGGACTTCTACTCCTACATTTAAATCATGGTCATCATGACAATGATTTCTTTGTAGTTGGAGACGATGTTGTCATTCTGAAAGAACAACTCAGAGATGACTACATCACCATGTTAGAGAAGATGGCTTGTCCTTGGTCCATTGATAAAACAATCTCTTCTGATTCCCTTGCGGAATTTGCAGGAAAGATTGTCACTTCAAAGTGGGTTATCCCACAATTGAAATGGAGAAAGATCTCTAATGAGAACTTCCTCGATATCTGTAGACTTTTGGGCAAGAAGAGCCGCTGCCTACTCTCGAGTCGGCAAAAGATAGTCTTTGACAAAGTCGCGAACTGCTGTTCGCCCTTTGGCCTCAATTTTAGTCTTCCAGGTGATAACCTGGTTACTATGATTGAACGGACTATGGATTTGTGCCAACCCGTCGAACTAGTCTTAGGATCCCTTATGGGCCTAAGAAAGAGATTACACCATTTGGTGTATACCTCTTCAGAGCCTTTCGATCATGAAGAACTGGTCGAAATCTCCGCAACCTTTGACGAAAAGGTTAAATCCGCACTACGACAGACAGTCTTTTCCAATTGGAACATTGCTGTTTCACTTGGTTTAGAAGGTCTATCTACAGTGCCCGAAGCTCTTGGATTAAGTCCAAGATTACCTCTTGATGTGTTCTCTTCCGAAAGGAAGTCAACCCTAGAGCGGTATGAAAGGCACCTATTACAATAGGGACTCTCACCACACCCTAGGACCCCC